TCCCATGCATAAATGGCAATGGAATAAACGACCGAAGCCGCCCATTGATTTGCATGCTGGGCGTATCTTATTGAAGATATGTCCGTGTATAATAATAAATGTCATGCCGTACGCGGCAAGTATAAAGTGTAGGAGCTCCATTTTAGTAACGATTGCGGAGCGGGTAGTAGTAGTAGCCCGGGCGCATAGATCCCTTCTCGGCATACTGCGGTACCTCACCATACTCGGTGGAGTCACGGTCTGTCGGGTGCGTAAACATATCTTCGAGTTCTTTCTCGTAGTTATCCGCAATGCGTTCGTGTTCGGATTCATTGACAATAAATTCAGAAATTACATAAACTGCAGCCTGAAGGGGGTTGACCTTTTCTGTCTCGAAGACTGCTCCCTCAAGAGAGCGGAAGAGATTGCCTCCCTGTATTGAAGAACGATCAATAATGCCTCGGTCAGCCAGCAACTCTAGCAAACGATTTTGATAATCATAAACATCTTCGGTGGCAATGGACTTGGGAAAGGTAGATATTTTCATGGCTTCGGGAAGAATGGCAATATCAATTTGTGCGTGATCCATAATAAGTAAGGAGCCATCCAATGCGCGTCGCGCGTTCATTTCTACGGTTGCTTGGGGTCCACCAATCTTGATCTTTATCATCAGTAACTTAACTCCTTTACAAGCTGTTGTGTTTTAAGTACACGATTGAGGTCGGTCCCAGAGAACTCTCGCTTGCGGAAGCCATCAAGATATTCCCTTATTTCTTTTAATTTTATATCAAAGAGGGGCTCATCGTTAGTAGCAGCTGCAGTATTTATGGCGTCTTTGAGTCTATATATTTCTTCGTTCAAATAAACTCGTAATTCAAAACCATCATCTGCGAAACTGGTGATGTAGCGATTTAGTAAATCCTTCTGTTCCTGTAAGAGGTCTCCGTATTTATTGTTAAATTTTTCTATGAAAGAGTGATAAGTTAAATTGTCAATCGGCTGCATTGGGCTCTGGACGGAGCTGTTCTCTTGGTCCGTCATCCGATTAATAATAGCTTGCTCAAATAAAACCTTCTTTTTAACTGACGCCTTGGTGCTAAAGATAGCGTTTATAGAAGCCAAGGACTTAAAGTTTGGAACGAAGGTCGACCATACATCGAGAGATATTTTCTTATTCATGTCCGAGATTGCTTTGGACTGGGCGTCAAAGATATTCTTGCTATCGAGCTTTGCATATGCTATTTTAGCTTCATGCAACATTCTCTCTGCCATCTTCTCATCAATTCTAGTAGTCTCTAACAAAATTTTATATAAATGAAGCTCCTCACGGAGGATCGTTCCCGGGCGGAAATGTTCTTTAATAATTGATAGGATCGTATCCTTACGCTTTACATCCTTGTGAACGATACTCTCCGTAAGTAATCGTGAGAGAGTCTCATAAATAAAAGCTGTATTTCTTTTCTTATTATGTTTCATCAGTGCCTGCCTCTTTTTTTTCCATTTGGTCTACTAAGAGCCGAACCATACTTGTCTGTTCAAACAAATTAGTCTCACTCTTACTATAAGTAGGCTGCTGAACTTCTTCCAGACCAAATCTCACATCGGGCATGTCACCTAAGGGGTTTCCTATACTAGAACCAGCGTTTGAGCGGTAAGTATTTACCTCGGCTCCCTGTGCCTGTCGACGTAAACTGCGGCGCCTGGGTCCGGTGTTGCCGCGGGCTCGACGGTCATCGCGACGATCCTTGCGGGTATAGCTGCCCTTTTCATATTCGCTCAGATGTCCATCCTCCACACGGCCCGGGGTGGCTAGAAGGGTATCTTCTTCGCCGCCTCCTTCTTCGCCTCCGAGATCTCCTAGACCTTCGTCACCGCCGAGATCTCCTAGACCTTCGTCACCGCCGAGATCTCCCATGCCACCCTCGCCGCCAAGTTCATCCATCGCGCCCTCTTCAGCGAGGCCTTCTAGATCCTGCTGGTACTTTCTATCATAAAAGGTTTCTCGCTGATTGCGAAGGAATTCCGAATCAGAAAGTCCCAAAATATTATGGGCGACCCAGCGCTTGCTATAAGTCCCCTCAGGGACGGCGGTCGCTGTCTCAAACTTAGTTCGCATATACTCTAGCTGCTGCAGTTCTGCAAGACGCGAGGGATTGTTTAGTGTGATCTTAAAAGAAAGAAGATCTTGGCCGCGGTAGCCTAAAGTATACAAGTGTACAATGGCCATTTTCTCTAGTTCCGAAATAACTGATCTCTGGAGCCTATGAATCGTGCGCGCAAATCGAATGTCCTTTTGCGCGAGAGTAGTCTTATCCTCATCGCCTCCCTCAAGATTGGTGAGATAAGACTGCGGAATTTTAATTGCCGCGAATAGCTTGTCGCGGAGATATTTAACATCATCAATATCGTTAAGACTTGAAGCGCCGGCAAGGGATTTAATATCAGAACCTACGCCACCGCGCATGGGAATAAAATAATCTTCCTCTAGCGAAAGGGGGTTATAGCGAAGATCGACTCGACCAGTAGAAGCATCCACAACCGAGTTGCGCTTCATTTCAGTCTTCACCTTTTCCATATATTGTGGGACGTCCTGAGGAGGGATGTTCCCAACATCAATCGAGAAAATGCGTCGTTCCGGAGCGCGGACAACACGGTAAGCAATCATTGCATCCTCAAGCAAAACAAGTTGGCGCCAAATGCGGCGCGCGGGATCTAGGCACGATGTGCCGTAGGGCGAGTATCTATCATTACCTAAAATGCGGAAGTGTGCGACCTGCCAACTCTCAAACGTCATTCCGGCGCCGTTCCACTGGTACTGAACATAGTTGGGATTTGAATCATCCTGACCCTCAAGGCGCTCTACTTCATTGCCTGGCATGCCAATGACTGATGTGATACCGAGCTTTTCATCAATGTCAAGATATAAAAAGAAGTCTCCATACTTGCACATTGAGCGCGCCCATCCGAATGCGTTGAACTCAATGTTAAGTGCATCATAAAAAAGTGACTCAAGAATAGTTTTAATCTCGTGATTTAAACATTCAATATTTAGAAGACGATCATACTCGTTTGATGTTGTCATCTCATCTGCATAGATATCGAGAGCGCTGGCGATCTCGGGCATATATTCCATCTGTTCGAAATCAACGTATCGCTCTGCACGGTTTTGGTTTCGGAAGGCTGCCGAAGTGAACATGTTGTAGTTCTGAGACATGTTGCTATCATGCCTGCGGAACTCCTGTCCGCTCATAGATCGGAAACGATAGCGATATTTTTCTAAATCATTTCGCCGCTCTTGTCGTGCGACCTGTGTACGATAATTAACAATAGGACCCGAGAGGAGTCGCGTTAATCTCTTAAACAGCGGTGAAGCTGGGTTTCTTGGATTCTTGTCGTTGTTTGCCATTTTTTAACCTTTTATTAAACCAATATATTTTTCATTAAATTCTGCCGCTTCGGAAGCCCTTTGGTTTTCTTTCGTAATCTTATGTCCAGTCATTCCTGGGATGGTCGTGGAAATGTTAGTTTTTGCTGTCGAAATAGAAGAGATAAAGCTTTTGCTATACTCAACATCTTTTAGACTTTCTACAATCACTGTATCTCTTACCCAACATCCAATAGCAAATGACATTACTAAGTCATCATTATAACTTCTCATCGCTTGTGGTCTTCCGGCATGCCAAATAAAGGTTTTCATTTCCGAAAGCAAACGATTAGAGTTAATAGTAATTAGTTTGTTTCTCATAAACTCTTCCATCTTGGCTACAATCAGCGGTCGAGTCTTTGAAGAAGTTGTAAACCCCGGAATAGCATTAGATTGCCATTGAGCGGTGATTGGATCAATATATCGGTGATCTCCTTTACTAGAGTAATATAAGTTAGGATACTCTTTATCTATCAATTTTTTAAGTACTGCGTATCCTATATTGTTATTTTCAATAATTAACATTGGGTTTCCGTACTCCGCAGCAACACTATAAAGAATATCAGCAAAGTCATCAGGAGTGGGTTTTCCTATATATTCTCCCACCACTTCCATGGTTTCTAATTCAAAAATATGAAACGCGCTGTTGTCTCTGCCGTCGCCGCGGGCGACGTCGGCAACCAGCAAGTAAGGTTTCTGAGGATCATGCTTTTTCCAAATCCAATAGTTTCTGTCAAACCCGGTTCGATACTCTGGGCTCTTTACCCTCTCTAGATACCACTGGATATCGTCGGGGTGTACGACCGTCTCGCCGGAAACATTAAAGTTGCACTCAAGCTCTTGAGCAATCTGACGCCTAGACATGTTCCTGGTTTCTTTTTCAAACCAAGGCTGATCTCGATCGGGATGGATGTCCCACATCAATGTCGTCATATAAAAATCATTCGTGCCGGCTTCTGCTTCTACACAATTCTGATGGAACCAGTTACCGACGCCATTAGGGGTGGATAACGCGATGCAGCGACCTCCCGTTGAAAGTGTGGGATACAGACCGGTCCACAGCTCGTCGAGCTTTTCAACGTGGGCTGCCTCATCAATAACTAAAAGAGAGAGGGCTTCGGAACGACCAGCGTCACCAGAAGTAGAGGAGCCCTTAATTTGGGATCCATTTGATAGTTCGAATGAAGTCCGGTTATCGACAGTAATCTCAGTGATTCTCATCCAGTCTGGAAGATGTTTAATGATGGCTTTTACTTTTTTAACCAGATTGGTAGCAGTTTGTAATTTGGTGGCAATAACAAGAATATTTTTGTCGCGATGGAAAAGCATAAGCCATGCGATATAAGCGGCAGAGATTGTGGAAATCCCCAGCTGCCTAGCTTTGAGAATTATATTGAAACGATAGTCATTAAAATCTCTCAGCAGTTCTTGCTGATAGTCGTATGCTTTAAATGGAATTAAGCCTCGCTGAGGATGTGAAATACGGCAGTAGTTAATTGTAAAATATACCGGGTCTTTGCCGGCCTTAACTATCTCTTTTACTATTTCTTGCTTTGTTAGCGCATTCCCCATAGCATTTCTTACTTACCTTTGCGAGTATCATTCTTGGGGCGCTTGTTCTTGGGACCTTGAGACAACCAGTCTCTCACAGCCTTATCTAAACGTTCCTCGCTGGAGCCTTCGTTAACGCCCACGACGCCTTTGAGCCCCCCGATCATATAATCACAATGTGCTTGTACATCTGTGCGGTAGTTAGAGATCCGCTGTACTAGAATATGATGATCTCCTTCTTTGGTCAAGGTGAGAGTATTACCGGTAATGGCTTTATATTCTTTCTTCAGGAACTTGACTATCTCATGTAAGCGGGACGCTACTTCGTCTTCAAAACCGTTTGACTGCACTTCTTTTAGACGCGTCTCGGCTTGATATGTTAAACGTAAAACTGGTCCATGAAACTTAACTCCAAACCCATCCATGACTCGGCGGTCATTAATGTAGTGACCGTCTTCGCGCTTTAGTCCGGCTTCGCGAGCCTTGCCATCAGTTGCTAGCGATGCTTCGTGAGCGCCGTCGTAACAATTCGCAGCTGCTTGGTTAATTCCTTGAATGATTTCGTATACTGTTGCCATGTTATTCTTCCTCTTGTGGTCTCCAGCCGGTTGCCCATCTTTCTTCGCGACCCTCGACGTATTGTATATAGCAAGGGAGACATGCTCCAAACTTATTCATATACAAATCATCTTTAGGATGAAAAGAATATTTCTCGCAAACAGGACAGACCCGCTTATGATCTCTATTAAGTAGTTTTTTGTTTATTAAAAATCCGTCTTGTTCTACTTTGTCTTGAGTTTCAGCAAGTTTTGCTAGCCTGCTCCGCTCCTCTTTGGTCTGTTGAAGATATTCTTTCTCTTTATCGACGTCCCAGAGACTCTTGGGATTAGTAACCGTTTCGTCTCCATATTTCTGTGCAATTGCCTTTTCTAGTCTTGCGACATAATCCGTATTGTCACTCACGAACTATCTCCGTTGACAGTGCAAAAATCCCCAAAGAAGTAAGGGTTCCGATTCCAAAACCTAAGGCAACCAAAAGGGGACCTTGAGCTGGCTTTTGTTTTAACACCAGCTCTGTCAAGCGATCGTTTTCTGCCACCTTGAGAATCATCATTGATTCATACTTATCTTTCCAGGAGGTGATTTCAATATCTTTGTAATCAAGTTGCAGTTGATATTTTTCTTCTTGTATATGAAGCTCATACCCGATGCGAAGGTCGCACTCGGCATCTTCAAACTTCTTTTCAGTTACAATCTTTGCCGCGGCTTCCAGTGATAACAGCACTCCATCAAAAGGTACGATGTCGCCAGCCTCAATGGGTAAAACAATATAGGCGGGGGATGGCTCAATATCTGCCGCCATGGCGATGGCCGGAGCCATCATAAAAATCGCCAAATAAAGCGATAATATTTTCCTAAACATTATTCTATCCCAAAAGCTTTAGCTAGTTCCTTAGCTAACTTCTCTGGATCATTATACCCTTCATCGACAATCCTTTTAAGTTCTGCTTCTTTTTTCCTATCGAGAGTCTCTCCTCTCTTTTCAAACTCTTCCTCAATTTCAGCCTTCCGTCTCAGGTGTTCTCTCAGGCGCTTGTTCTTTTCGGCTAC